GGCCGCCTCCTTCCTTGTTACTCCTCCGGCACGGCGTCGCCCGTGTCGTAGAAAAATTCATCCGTGGTTTTCAGGTACGCCCCCACAGCCTCCAGAACTTCCTCCGGCTGCTGCTTCAGCGCCTCTTTGTCCAGCTTCTGCTCTGTTTTTACAAGCTCCCTGCGGCCCATGGCCAGCAGCGTGGCGATGGCCTGCGGGACCTTCGCATTTGCCAAAATCAACCGCGTGGACTGTCGAAACCCTACACGCCCAAACGTCAGCTGTCGGCTTTTTCCGGCCATATCTTCCCGGTGTGCCTCTACATACTCCTGAACGTCCGTTTCCAGCTGTTTGACACGCTTCTGCAAAGGCTCCGCGCTTTTGGTGTATTCAGCCTTCACGGCGTCGATGCGCCGCGACATGTCCACGCCCATCTCCGTCAGCGCGTGCTCGTACTCGTGGATGCTGCGCAGCGCGTCGTTCACTTCCGCCCAGTCCTTCAGCACAGGCTCCCGGTGCAGCTTTTTTCTTGCCATATGTATCCACATCCTTTCTCAAAATTCCGCCCTCTGCATTTTCCGGGCTTGGGACCGGCCCCGGCCCGAAAGGACAGGGGGCTGCATTACGGCCGGGGCACAGCCCCGGATGCGGCATTTTCTGTTTTACTTTGGCCTCTTCCACTGGTGCGTACTTTTTGCCGCACGACCGCCGCCGTACCAAAGCGCCCACGTTTGTTTTTTACAGGCCGTGCGGAGGCTTGCGCCCGTATGCGCGCCACAGCCGGCGGATCGCTTTCCGGTTCCGGCGCTCGAGCCGCCAATCCGCCAACCAGTCCCGCAGGCCCGGCAGCGCGTTGATGAGCCACCGCATCCCATCGAAGATGATGATGCCCAGCAATACACCCAAAGAGGTTTCCCACGTCCACAGCCATGCGTCAGGCATCTTCCCGCACCCCTTTCATCATGTTCAGCAGCGCGGCGCGGATGCGCGCGTCATTCTTTTCGATGCACCAGCCGTCCTCGCACAGAACTTTTACTTCGCCTGTGGCGTATTCTTCAGCAGCTTCCCGGAGCGCTGCACGCAGGTGCTCCGCCTCCGTGGCAGAAAAATCCAGCTCATCCACCGTGAGCTCTACTGTATACCGGTATCTCATTGCGTCCTCCTTGTTCTACATCATGTAACACTTTTCTCACACCTTCATGAGCCTGTTCCACTTCTCTTCCAGTGCCTGCGCTTCCTCAAGGATGGCAGACGCATGGTCAAGCACGTCTGCCGGGATGTCCAGGATAGGCTTGCCTTCGTATGGCGTCAACAGCTCCGCCGCCTGTTGCCGAAGTCGTGCGGACTCCTCATTCAATCGGTCGGCTTCATCCAGCTTCTTTTGCTCCCGTTCGAGCTCCAGGGCGTTCAAGGCTCGTTCGATTTCAATATCGTGCCAGAACATGCTGTGCGTACACATCCAGTCGATGAGCCACAGCAGTTCCGCCTTAGTACAGCCTTTCAACGTCATCAGAAATCCTCCTCCACCGTGTATACTTGGCAGAACCAGCGGGGCAGGCCCTCATACACGAGCTTTCCTTTTGCCTCGCAGAAATAGAGGTCTCCATCTCGGCCATGAAAGACACGAGAATGTGCGCAGTACCTGCATCTTCGGTTCCGGCGCAGGCTGCGCCATTGATGAATGGTCAATCCGATCACGCTCCTAAAAAAACAGAGTTGAAACGGCCGCCGGGCCGTGGTATCCTGTACATGTGGTACGGTAAGCCATGCCGTGCCATATTCCTTTAAAGACCCCCGCCCGGTTTTCTCGTCCCGGGCGGGGCTTTTGGTGCGGAGCTGCCGTTACGACCAGCCACGCCGGCCCTCCTGGGCCGCGGCTCCGCATGAACCTCGGACGTTAGAGCCCGAGGTTGAGCGCTTGGATCAGCACGCAGTCGTTACAGTGATGTTCCTCCAGCTCTTCAGAACTCCTGCATTCCAACGGCCAGCGGCAATAGCTGTCGCAGACAGTTTCCATCAGCTCCATGACTTTCTGCTCCCAGCAGTGCGCGTGCATCACGCGTGTGGATTTTACGGGCTTGCCGCAAAACTTACAGTTTGGCATTTTTCTCTCGTTCCTTTCTTCGCATCTGATAGGCCCACGTAGCCATAGTCCGTACATTGACGCCCATATCCTCAGCCACCCGCCGGAAAGATTCTCCGGAGCGCAGGCGCTCCATTGCCTCTGCCTTGAACTCCGGCGCATAGATGCGTCTCGGCTGGCCCTTCCGGCTCGGTTTTGGGCGGGCGGACTTGGAAAGCGGCCCCAGTATGTCCAGAATTTCCTCCCGGCTCACAAGATACAGCTGCGACAGGATTTTCACCTGCTGGCGCGGGTCGATCGCGTTTCTGTATGACGCCCGGATCTCAGATTTATCCTGTTCACTCAGCATCCTGACTTTCTCCTTTGACACGCCCGAATCTGGGAACGTAGTGACGGTTCTGGTGGTAGTTTTCCACCTTCCGAAGCTCGCCCACAAACCGGGACAACTGCTTTACCGCCTGCATACCGGCGGCGGTGCCGTAATACCCTGCGATGGGCTCCAGCTCCTCCACAACGTCCTTGTACTTACGCCGGAGCCTGCGGCAGTCGCGCAGCTCTGTAGCCAGCTTCGCACGCTCATCCCGCGTAAGATTTTCGATTTCCAGCTTATGCAGCAGATCCTGCTGCAGGGCGTCCTGCTCTTTCATCAGCTCGAAATTTGCTTCGTATACTTTTGAGGCGTCGTTCAGCAACTTCGCGGCGCGAGCCAGAATTTCCGACGCCTTTTCTTCGTGCTTTTCCGTTGTTTCCACCTCCTATGGTTTGCCAAATGCCATGAGCGAGTGCGTGCGCGCAAACCAATTCTTTTCTGTGCGGCTGTTGCGGGCAATTTCCATGGCATGCTGCGATGCTTCCCGGCATGCGGGGCACAATTTGTGCGCTTCCTGCGTATTTGTCGGCTTTCCGCATCGGCTGCATATTCCCGGCCATCCCAGCATGTCCCGAGGCATGACGCCTTTCTCCCTCAACCGGGACTGCATGTACCGGCGGCTGCGGGCAAGGCAGTACACGCACTGTGCGCGTCCGGGGGCAGCGTCCCGCCGCTGGCATCTTACGCAGACGCCGAAGGCGTGCAGCAGGTCTGTTCTTCGCTGGCGGTGCCGGTTGTGGTATTCTTTCTGCTCCGGGCTTTCCTTTTTCCGTCTCTGCACTGCCTTCAGCCGCTCTTTTTCGAGACATTCCGGACACTGCACCCGTCCAGGGGCCGCATCTCTGCAGCCGCAAGTTGGACATATCCCGTGCGCTTTGTACCACTCATATTTCGTCACGGCCTGTTTCACCTCCTTCGCCGCACTCTGCATTTTTCCGGGCTTGTGACCGGCGCGCCATCGGCGCGGCTGCATTACGGTGGGGCCAGATGGCCCCGGCTATTTTTTCTGTTCTTCGCGCCAGGCAAGGAACTCATCGCGGTGATCCCGGTATTCAAATAGAATCATTATGCCGTCGTGCATACGGATCAGCCGTTCCCATTTATAGAATGTCCACCGGACGGCCGCCAGCGCTGAGCCGCACAGCAGGCATACAATGACCAGCGCGCCAAGCATCATCGATATCTTCGGGAATATGTTGCTTATCAGTTCCATCATCTGTGTCTTCCTCCTCTATATCCTGCATCCACTCCCGCCGCAATCGGCCCTGCAGGTGCATGCAGGCCAGCGGCTGGTCTTTCTGCGTACGGTGGCAGCACCCCTCATCATAGGGCTGCCACAGCGTCCCCGTCTGGTGCAGGCCCGGCGGGGAGCCGCAGCACCCGCAGCAGCTTTGCCCGCGGCAGCTCCGGTCACAAGGCGTCACCATCCTGCATCCCTTATTCGTCACCACGCTCTACCCGGTACGGCGGCCCGGCCCTGCGCCTGCGCCGCCGCTGCTCCGCCTGCGCCAGCGTGGACAGCCGCCCGGCCTCGTAGCCCACATACAGCAGCAGCGCCATCAGCGGCAGGATAAGGGCTTCGCCGCCGAATACGCCGGGGCGGGAACCCTGTACCGTCAGGCACGCCGCCAGCATCAGCCCCGCCACGGCTCCGGCCGCGAAAGTCACAACTGCTTTCATCCTGTTAAACATCCCTTTAAACCTCCCTGAAATACCCGTTAAATGCGTCCCACAGGGGTGCTGGCTGCGGCTGCTCGCAAGCCCTCGTAGGAAATATCCTCATTCCGAATCGCGTTCTTCACGATATGCTTCGCCGTGCGGATGCTGTGCTGGCTCCGGCACACGCTGGCGATCAGCTTCAGCTCCTTGCTCTGCTCCTCTCCGGAAAACATGGGGAACAGCAGCTTTACATCCTCATTCGTCAGCCGCATCGTGCTGTAGGCCCGCTGCAGTCCAATGCGCGTGTAAGCCTGCGTCGTGATTTTCCCCTTTTTCACGCGCTCATACAGCTCACTGTTCCCAATCAGCACCACGCCGTTTCCAGGCACCTCGTTTACTTCATCTTCATCCGGCAGGATACGCAGTTCATCCATCGGAGCCCGCTTCAGCAGCTGGGCCTCATCCACGATGATCACCTTGTTGGTGCCTCGCAGCCGTGCCCGGATGGCCTGCCACATCTGTTTACTGCTGCTCACGGCAGGAATGTCAAGCGCCGCACCTAGCAGCTCTCCGACGCCCGCAAGCCCGGACATGCTCGGGTCAAGCCGGATATAGATGGTGCTTTGCGGATTATCTCGGTAATACTTGACAGCAGCCTTCGTTTTCCCGGCCCCGGCGTCGCCGTGCAGCATCACCAGCGTGCGGTTGATCTGCGCGTAGCGGATGGACTGGTACACGTCCTCAGATATGCTCGTGGGCTTGTAGGTCTCGTCCAGCTTGTAGGGAGCGACCTGCACCTGCACCGCGGCCGCCTCGCTTTCCTGTTGAAGGAACTCCCGCAGCCGACTTTCAATGCCCTCCACGCTGCCATCCATTTTGCAGTTCATATAGTTGCTGAGGCTGGCACCGCTCATGCCAATGCGTGGCGCCAGCTTGTTCTGCGAGAGCCCCGTATCCTTCATATATTTCCGGACACGCTCCTGCAGCGCTTCATCGTACACTTTAGTAGTCGAATTCGTCATCATCGTATCCTCCATCCGAATTTTTGTTCATCCTGAAAATATCTATATCGCCAACAGCCATGGCCATCGGCTCCTCGTCCCATCGTGCCAGCTCCACCGTTTTGGGCTTGCGGGGCGTGATCGGTCCGGCCAGATTTTCCTCGGCCATCCGTGCTACCAGCGCAGCAGCCTCTTCCGGCGGTGCGTCCGGCAGCAGCGTTGCCGCCAGTTCCTGCACCACACGTTTGTACTTGTTTTTAAGCTGCTGTTGGCGTGCAATCTCTTCCTGTGTAGCTCCGTATTTCGCCTCCAGTTCACATCGTGGGGCCGTCATGATGAAGGAACCGTCCTCCCGGTATACGCGCACGCTGGAAAGGTCGTCCGGGTCGTACCGAAGATATACCTTTTTTTCCTGCCATAGGCTGTGCAGCTCCGGGCAGTTGTACCAGATTTTTTTGCCCCGGATGTTCAGATACACGCCCTCCCGGTCCACCTTTTTTGGCTTCGATGTGCGCAGCATCATCAGATTCAGCACATCCTCTTCTACATGCCGTACATGCTCCAGATGCTCGTTGTACACGTCAATGCGGCGTTTGCCCTTGTCCGCAGGCACGGAACCGTAGTACGGTTCATAGTTCAAATATCCGCTGATCAGCAGGTCCACCTTCTGGATAAACTCTTCGTCCGTAGGGATATCGCCGCGCTGCAGCGCTTTTTTCAGGGCTTCCGGCTTTTCCTCCGGGCTTCCGCCCGTATATGTAGGAAACAGCCGCATGATATGCTCTTTCACGTTTCGAAAGCTGCGTTCCACCAGCTTGGCACGGGAGTTCTGCACGATGGCGTTTTTCATTTCCACGCCCATGTAGTCCAGAATGGTTTTCGGCTCAAACGGCGCTTCGCCGTTGGCCAGCACCTTCTTGGCCCGATGGCCGCGCCCGCCGAAGTCGAACGTTAGATACTCGCGACCGTTATCCACATATGCGTTGTGGTTCGGCATTCCATGCGCCAGGCACCCGCGCCGCAGCGCATAGATGGAGTTCTGGCTGCTGTTGCCGCCGAAACTGATATACCAGCCGACGAAAATGCCGCTGCGCACATCCACCCATGCTGTGAGATAGGGGCGGTGTGGTTTCCCGTTCGGCCCCAGTGTAAGGGTGTCGCAGGTGTACGTATCACCCACCCACCAGTCATTGCTGGCGATACTTTCATAGTCGCGGCGGGTATACACGCTTGCCTTGTTGTAGTACGCGCGGTCGCCTTCACGCATAAGGATTCGCACAGCCTCCGGAACACTCATCGCCAGGCGGTAAAAGCTGCTGTACGAGGGCAGCGGAAGCGCGTTCACCGCATTTTTCTCCGCCCATTTTTCCGTGTATTCCATACACTTGGTAATAGAATACGCATGGCCCTCTCCGCCGTCCACGAGGTAATAGTACAAAAACGTCTTTTTTATATATTCCGGCATGTCCGTTTTGCCCTTACGTGCCTTGCCGCGCCTGTCGATCACGCCGTCCAAGTCACCCTCATCCAGCGCTTTTTTCTTCCGGTACAGTGTCGGCACACTCAGCTCCACGCCGGGGTTTTCCACGCGCATGTGCTGGACGAATTTATGGTCCAGCTCACTTAGGGGCTTTCCCGTCTGGCTGCGGTAGAGCATCCATTGGTCTACAACATCCTGCCAAAACCCGATTTTCTCACGGTCCGCATCCGTGTAGCTGTCCAGCGGACGTTGCACAGGCGACGGCTTCACTTTCTGCAGCGCTGTTTTCTCCGGGGCGCTCAGTGTCAGGCCGTGCTGCTCGTAGTATTTGAGCTGGATTTCGTTTGACTGTGTTGCCAGTGGAAAAGCGTATTCCGATCGGTTTCTGTTGTTCAGAATACTCACAGCCGGAATTCGTCCTGTTTGTGCTCTGTATCGCACTGTGCGAAGCGGCCAGCCCGTAAGCTCTGCAACCTCTCGGGCGCTCAGCATAACTTCCAAAAAAATCACCTGCCTTGACCTGCCATCATCAGGCACGGGGCGGTCAGTCCCCGCACGACAGCCCCGAAGGGCTGTTTCGGCTATGCTCGAAGCTGCGGGAACCGCAGCTCCCAGTATTCACGCTCTGCCGCCTCAAATGTACTGCGCACCCGGATATCGTAGGCGTGACCCTGTGCGTCCAGCTTCATAGTGGCGTAGGTATGGTGTGGGTTTGCCGCCTTACTGCGGCATAGGATGTAGTGTTCAGAGCGCTGGAGTATCTCATAGGAGTCCTCAAGCCTGCCTGTCGTCCTTGTCATGTCGGTTTCTCCTTCAGACTGCCTGCTCCAGCGTGGAGCAGAATCGGTTTACTTCCCTCGGCCACAGCAGCTGCACGCCCGTTGGTGTGAGGAACAGGGCCGGGGCCTCTACGTCGACGATTGTCCCATCCTTGATGCGCCGCAACGTCACCTTCGGCTCGGTGTACCCTTCGTCAAAACTTTCCACTCGGTACAGGTCCCCGTTGTGGTTGTAGGTCTCGCCAACATAGATGGGTTGGCCGGTCAGTTGATACTTTTTCATTGCAGTGGCTCCTTTCCGTTTAAAAACCCGTTTCCGGGCAATACTTGGCTTGTATCGGCGTCGGCAAGCAGCTCGATTGCGGCGGCCAGTGTGTCCGTCCAGCCGATATACTGCCCCGCGGGGCCGTGGATGTAGATGCGGCCCACGGCGGGGTAGTACCGGATGCGGCATGGCGCCCACGTTGGGCTGCGGCCGATTACCAGCTCGTGCCGACGAATCGCCAGGATGCGTAGCCAATCCAGGTTGCGGCGGAGCCGGCCTTTCCTTAGCTCCCAGTGGAAGTTCATTAAAGAGCCTCCTGCTCACTTGTGAATATCTCTTCAACTTTGCACTCCAAAGCGTTTGCAATTGCCTTGGCCCTCAAATCTTGGGTGCGCGTATATGCACCCGTTTCAATTCGAAAAACTGCATTCACAGGAAGCCCTGCCTTTTCGGATAATCTCTTTTGATTTAATCCATGTGCCTTTCGCAGTTCAATGATTTTATCGACTTTTGCGATAAGCATGTGCTCACCTCCAACGCTAAAAGTTTTACGTTCGTACAAGGTACATCTATATAATATATTTTACATTCGTAAAAGTCAACCCTGAATTTGTTGAAATTTGTATTTTACGAACGTAAAATTATATGGTATACTTACTTTTAACGACAGGTAGGTGATATTTCTATGGATAAGCCCATCGCAAAATCAAATAACCGTGTTCGCGAACTACGTTTAACTTACCATCTAACGCAAAGTGAACTCGCTGAAAAAACAAATTTGAGTTACTCATCTATTGTTTCTTATGAAAATGGCTTGCGTGATCCAAACGCGCGTGCGATGGCTGCATTAGAAAAATTTTTTGGTGTTACTGGAGAATATTTGCTCGGCTTAACCGATACCAATGTATCAAAAGCCCGCTTTTTTCCTGAAGCGAATAAAAAATCACCCCTGCTCGAGAAATATGAGCGACTAGATCAGCACGGGAAAGAGCTTATTGCGATGATACTTGACAAAGAATTGGAGCGGTGTGCGCTCAACCAAGTGGAGGACAAATTTGTTGAATTTCCTCATGAAATTTATCTTAAATTTTCAGACCAGGCAGGTTGTGCCGGCAATGGAATCTATCTTGGTCCGGAGTCTTTTACAGAGTATCCTGTTGTAGACAACGAGCTTACTCGGCGTGCTGCTTTTGCTGTCCCTGTTGCGGGGGATAGTATGGAACCTAAGTTTCATAATGGTGATATTGTGCTGGTAAACTTCGAGCCTGTAGAATCGGGAGATATTGCCCTTATCACCATGGATGGCTATGGATATATAAAAAAGATTGGCGACCAAGAACTACTCCCTTTAAATCCGAAATACGATCCAATTCCAATGGATGAAAGCGTCCGGGTGAATGGGAAAGTAATTGGCGTATTTGACCCGTCTTGGTATATCTAA